GATGCCCCGGATTCGCCCAGCAGGTCTATCTGGACGAGTTCAATGTCAGGACGCCCCGCTCCATTGACCACGATCTGCACTTGGGGCGCGAGGGTTTCGCCTTGAGCGCCAACCCCAACCCAGCCGGTGTCGTATGTTGGCTTGACGATAAAGCTGTTCAGTCCATCGTCATCCCAGAGGGCAACGTCCCAGAGAGACACGTCCCACACCGCCCCCGATCCGCCAGCGGGTGACGAAATCGTCGGTGGGGATGGAAACGCAATCCCGTAGTTCACCGAAAGCGACAGTTGGACCGTTGGGCTTCCGATAGCCTGAAAGACGCCGCGCATCAGCCCAACCGACTTGAACGCCGTAGGGGAGCCTAGGTCTGTCGGCATGTAGGACAGGCGGGAAATGTAGCTGGTCCCGTTGTCCGATCCGCCCTGCTCTGCGGCATAAACGAAGCCGTTCTTGTCGGCGAAATAGAGCTTCTTATTGAACAGCGCGACACATTGCACGTCCCACCCGATGTACTTGGCCCATGCGCCTGTCTGGACATTCGCCACGAAACAGGTTGTCGGGTCATGCGGCAGGGTGACAAGCAGCATGTTTTCAGCAGGCCACTTGATCATTTCCCAAGGCTGAACGCCGTCCCACGTCCGAGCCATCTTGCGCCACGAGGTTTCGATCTTGGCCGATACAGCCGCAGTCGAAAGTGCCGCAGGGTCCTTTGTCGTCACGGCGGATAGCGGGACTGCTCCGTCGTCCGTGCCGATAATCACGTCCCCACCGGCTTTGATGAAGCACTTTGGCCCCCGAGGCGGAGCCATTGAATACAGCCCCACAAGGCCCCACGCAGAGGCGCTGGCAGGGTCTGAACCTTGATAGACTGCAACCTCTCCTTCGGAGGACACAAACACCACCCGGTCGTCCATGCCGTCGCCCGCATCTTCAGACCATGTGCAGCCGAAAAGCAGGTATCCGCCCTTCTGAAACACGCCAGCAAGCGAAAACTCGGACGCCGCGCCACCGACTGAATCCACGGGCAGGTAATAGGCCGACTTGCTGTTTTTCTTCACAAACCAGAGGCGGTTCTTGTGCTTCCACACATAGGAAAGCGTTGAAGTCGTTACGCCTGTGATTGCCGGGGTTGAAACCCCCGTTATCGTCGTCCAAGTCGATCCGTCGAACAGCCGCGCGCTGTCAGTGCCATTCACCGCGTAGAGATATTCTCCGCCAACCGTGCCCATCTGCTCGGTCGAGAAGTAACCAGAGGTCAAGCCGGATACAGAAGCGCCCGGAACCGTTGAGGGGTTCAGGGCCGAAATGTCGTAAATTGCACTTGCCGAGGCGGCAAACAGCTTGGAAACAGTCGCCGTCTGGTATGAAAACAACGATTTGCAGCGCGTTCCAATGGTGGCAGACTTGGCCGCGCCGCCGCGAACCCGAACGCCTGAGGTCGTAGGGAACCAGTTCTCCAGAACCCGCGCCGCACTCGGCATTTCAGCGGCAAGCGACTGGTTTTCCACCCACCCCATGACCGGAGCCGGAAGCTTTACCGGAGCCGCCTTGGCCGCCTTGTCGGATTTGGACTCGTAGCGGTCCTTTGGACGCTCGCGAGCCGGGGAAAGCAGTCTCACGCCGCGCCCCTGTCGGCCTTCACAGCCGCGTCCAGATCGGCCTCGAATTCGGCCAGTATGTCGTCGTAGGGCAGTCCCTTCTGTCTCTTCCACCGCCAAATGGTGGCCCGCGCAAGCAGGCTGTCGGGGAATATCGGCTGATCGGTGTCCGTGGTTATTGCAGCTTTGCCGGGGATCCAGTTCGTCGAGACGTACCGGACCTCTGCGCCCTCTGAGCCGATGGTTTCGGTGAAGTAAATCTTGCCATCCCGGAGCATGTAATAGGGCTGTGTCGGCGGGAACTTTTCAAACAACTGCCAGAGTTCTGGCGAAAGGCAGGGGCGAACAGGCACGTGCCCGCTCAAGCCCCATATCACCGCGCCAGCGTCGGACATTTCCTGAAAATCGGCAGGAAGCGTCTGCGAGGAGGCATTGGCGACGGTGAAACTTGCTGCCGCCTTCGTCCATTCGGCGCGGCGGTTAATGTCTTTACCTGCGGTATTCATCAGCGACAGGATTTGCCGCATCTGAAAGTTGTTGTCCGCGATGGATGGGGACGTGAGGTCAATCCCACACTCAGCAAGAACCTCTGGAAGAATGTTTGCGACAGTCATAGGGCACCTGCCGCTCTGAAGGGCTTGCGACCAAACCGCACAATCGCATCAGCGCTGCGCTTTTCGGCTGTGAGGCTGTTGAACATGGCCTCTGCGGCGGCGGCCTTCTCAGCATCGAGCCGCGCCATGAACACCTGTTTCAGCATCGCGTAGAGATAGATTTCCGGGTCGCTCTCGATGAGCCAGTTCGTCCCCGTCAGGTCGAGCGGCTGGATTTTGGCGTAGTAGTAGAGCGTCACATCCGTATTCGGGGTGGTTGTGACGATCTTGTTGCCGCGAATAGCGTATCCGTAGATCGGGCGCGGCAGGACAAACGGCGTCAGGGTGGCTGTCGGGAAGTCGATGGCCTCGGCCTCGCGCACCCCGATCTGAACCATGCGGATCATGGAGAAGTCGCTCGGGAGCGTTGCTTCTCCACTTGCATCGGTCGTCAGAACCTCGATGGACTCGCTATCCCCGATCCTCAGCGCCTTGTCGATGGCTGCCTCTGCCATGCGCAGATACATGGACGCGCGGGTGGCAACAGTGCTGTCGCCGCTCCGCTCCGTCACTTCTGCGATGAGTTCGGGATAGTCCATGCGTCACCGGGTTTTGAATGCGGGGTTCTCTGCCAGCCATTTGTCGATGTATTGGCTGTCTTTCTGGTTCTGCGCCGCAGCGAGTTGGCTGTAGTGCAGTGTCAGGGGAACAGAGGCAATCTTTGCCCACTCCCCCATTCTCTTGCCTTGGTTGTCCATCCGGTCTGCGTGGTTCTCTGAGAGAATTTCATCCACGTGATAATCCGTCCGGTAGGTGTCAGACCCATCCGGGTTTGACCGTCTCCATACTTGGCGCTTGGTGTGAAAATCGTAGTCGTGAAGCACCCAATCGCCGTCTCGGATCATTCTTCACCCGGCATCGGATCGGCGCGTTCCGCCTTGTTGGCAGCGATGAGCGCCTTGGCTTCAGCAAGGGGGAGTTCGATGATCTGACCGGCGTCAACCCGGACATCTTCCTCGGGCCAATAAGCGTGAAGCAGTTTGACCGGGGCCTTCTTGGTGTCGTCCTTTGCCACAGTGGCGCTCCTATAAATGGGAAAAGGGGGCAGTTTCCCGCCCCCTCTGGGTTCAGTCTCTGAAAGAGAAATCAGGTCGAAGCGGTCAGGCCGAACACGTCAGCCACAACGCCAAGGCCAGCTTCGTTCGCGACCTTGAGGGTGTGCTCACCGATGATGACGCCGGCGGTCGAGTCCGCGTTCGTCACGACATTCGGATCAGCCTGGATTTTCCGCAGAACCTTCATGCCGAGCATTTCGTCATCCAGAAGGAAGACGTTCCGCGCGACACCAGCCGAAGCTGCCATGATGCGGTTCGGAATAACGGCGATCCGGCCAAACGGGCCATCGTAGTAGTCAGCGGTCGCAACAATCGTGCGCTTACCGGTGGCATCAACGGCCATGCGGAAGGGCGCAACGTTGGTGTCCGACATGAAGGTCACGAAAACCGACTTCACGTAAGGCGACATGACCGCAAACTTGACGTTTGCGCCCGACACGTAGGCCGCTTGCATCGTGGTATCCAGCAGCGCCTTGGTAAACGCGCGCTGGGTGCCGTTGGTAGCGGCAACCGTCAGTTTGGTGCCGGTGCTATAACCACCGTTCGCACCGGTCGCGCCGCGCGACACGTTCGAGGTCAGCCACGAAGGCAGGCCACCCATGATGCGGGTCGAGCCAGCAACCGATGCCGTGTTCGACACGAGAGCCAGTTCGGTATCCTTGCGGATTTCAACGCCGCGCTTGACCTTGAACGTCTTGATCTGTTCGGCCTTGCCTGCGTTGTCCACGGCTTCCTGGGTGTTGGAAACAACCCATTCTTTGCGCATGATCTGCGTGTAGTTGCCCACACGGGTCACGGCGGTCGATGCGCTGAAGGTGTATTGATCGCCTTCAAGCTGAGCGTTCGCAGCCGGAGCAGCGAGCGTGTCAATCTCCCACTCGGGGAAAATCGAGGAAGTGTTTTCCTTCGAAATCATCGAGTAGATGGGGGTGTCTTCCGGGGTGATGCGCGTAACAACGTCGCTCAGCGATTCCCGGTTGCCCTTGGGGGAGGTCGTGGTAAAAGTGTTGGTAATGACTGCCATTTTAGCACCCTAGGTTTTGGGGGCTACTCGAAATCCACCTTGATGGCGTCTCTCCAGCTGCCCGACTTGGCGAGCGCGTGCATGGCCTTCTTGTTATCCACATTGACCGGCGAAGCTGCCGGTTTTGCCTTCATCACCTTTGGTGTCTCGACCCGACGCGAGGCGTTCTTGCGGTTTTCCTCGGCCTTCATGCCCAAGCGGGCATAATGGACAAGGCGCAAAATCCTGTGGTCGTGGGTCTGTGAGACTTCTTCGTCTGAGAAGCCGAATTCCTTGGCAGCGGTTTTAACCAGACTGTCAAAAGATGCGCGCTTGGCAGGATCAGCGAGCGCGGGCATGGCTTTCACCAGTGCGGCTTGCTCACGCGCCTGATAGTCGCGCAATTCGGCTTCCGACATGGCCTGTCGGCTTTGATCGACGGCACCCTTCATCGTTCCAAGCTGTTGAAGCTCGGCGATGGCGTTTTCCCGAATTGCCAGTTGATACTGGTATTCACCCGGATTGGTGCGCGCCAGTTCAATCGACGGCGGCGGAGGGATGAGGCTTTGCAGATAATCGTGAAGGTTCTGCGCCACGGTATCAATGACCTTGGCTTGCTCCGAGAGTTGGGATTTTGTGGCCTCTACGGCCTTTCTCTCGTTCGCAACTTCGGTCGTTTTGTGGGTGTAGTCCTTGGCCCGGAAGTAACCCTCCTTGAGTTCCTTCAGCGTGACCTTGTCGCCACTGTCGAGTGTGACCTCGACCCCATCATCATCCTCGGATTCCGCGTCAGCCTCTTCAGCTACGGGTTCTTCTTCGGGTTCAGCATCGTCTTCGAGTGCTTCTGAGGCGGCTTCGGGGCTGTCAAAGAATTGATCCTCGTCCCCACCGGTTTCGGCCTGCTCGTCAACAATACCTTCGGCTTCGCCAACCTGTTCGGTTGCGTCCATGTTCTCAGCTTCCTTGCTGGTGAAGTTACCGTGACTAAGCCACGGTATCCGTGCGCTGATTGGTCTTGTCGCTCAGAAGCGATTTCAACTTCAGCCGGACGGATCTGATTGCGCGCACTTCGCTTGCCGCGAGACGCCGCAGTTCGTCGTCGCCAATCTTCGCGTTGATGCCAGTTTCAATGGCAATGCGCTCCAATTGGTCGAAAATCTCTTTCAGTAGCTCGTTATCGAGCAGATATTGGGCTTCGCCGTTCATGCGATCCTCACAAGAGCAGCAACAGCGCCGCTTCGTTATTCCGCCTCTTGCGCCTGTACTCAGCCACCCGCGCCAACTCAGCGCGAATGTCAGCAATCTCCGCCTGTAGCTCTTTCCTGCGAAGTGACCGCATCGTCATGCCGCGAAGGGCTTCCGCTATGGCTTGCAGGCTTTCCCGAATGATCGGGCTTGGCGTCTCTAGCGGCTGGAAGGCCTCGACGGCTTCCTGAGCGGCCTCCTGCGGGTCATCGGCGCTGACAATCTCGTCAAGACTGTCCTCGAATTCCTTTAGCTGCTTGTCGTAGAAAAGCTGTTTCCAGCTAGGCGCGTCCGGATCGGCTGACCGAATGATGATCGGGCCGACGCCAGTCGCGGACAGGCTGAAATCAAGCGTTACATCAGCGGCCCCAGAAATGCTCGTAGAGCCGATAGTCCCTGTTGCCGTGCCATCCAGAGCGAATGTTGAACTTGCCGCCCCAGAGGCCAGAATTTGGCCCGTGGCAGAGGCCGGGAAGTCAATAGAGACATCCGATGCACCTTGAACGAGAACAGTCCCG